AGCAGGCACGAGAACAATCCAAGTTGGTTGACTCTGACGAGATGAGGCTTGTTGGTGGGCAAACAGGCATTGAGACACAACAGTCGTACCTTAATAATCTAATTAAGTTTAACGTTTCTAAATATGGTGATACTGGTGGATTAGCGAATGCTGGCGTGACCCTAGAAACCCAACTTGGCGAGGGTGGTCGTTTAAGTGGTCTTTCTGATGCGGATAAGGCAAGTTTGCGGGCGGAATTAGTAAACGCTGGCGGCACCCCTGAGCAGGTATTAGGCAACATATTTGCAAGCGGTGGTAAAGGCGTTCTTGCTGAACTGCTTGGTGGTTCCGCAGGTATACCAGCATCGGTTATGAAGATGGATGAAAAAACAGGCAAATCAGTCATTGATGAGGATTTGTTAAACCAAAAGGTACTTGAGAGAGTAAAATCAGACCCGTACTTCCTTGCAAACGTGGCAACAGCGATGGAAAAAGAGGCATTAATAAATCCAAAGCAAATGCCCGGTAAAGATATGAATGCACTGTTTAACCCAACGACGCCGGGTAGTATTGCGGCTTTTCAGGGTGGTGGTGCGTCTGTTCCTCCTGCTTCGGTAGTAGCGCCGAGTTATGTGACGACAAATGTCAATGCGCCCATAATTAGTCCTGAAGTACTCAAACAAATCAATGAGGCTGTCGCTAAGGGTATTCGTGACGCAAAAGAACGCGGTGCTACAGCCAGTATTGGAAGAACTAGGGGATAATTATGGCTCAAAACTTTGTAAATGTTTATGTCAGATTGAAAGACACAACATTTGAAGCCAACCGCATAAACGAAGTAACGGGTTCTGCACCACCGCTGATTTTAAGAATGCTTACTGGCGACTCCAATAGCGATAGAGATTTTATTTTCCCGTATAGTCCAAGGGAAATCAACGTAGGCAAACTTTCTGATGAAATGGTTCAGATAGCACGACCGGGCACAACCCCTATTGTTGCTTTTAAGAGTCACAACTTGATGACAATTGATTTTACTGCTTTGATTGCATATCCGGGTGACGGGATGATTAAAGACGTAGAGATGGAAATGTATGCTCTGCGTCAAATGGCATCTAGTAGCAATCGTGTTTTTCAGTTACTGAATTACGATATTTTCACTTACCTACCTTTCACCTATAGGAATATGTCTGCGGAAAGGCAGAGTTCACTGTTTTTTTCAATAACTGAGATGAGTGTTGATGTTGTTCGGAGAAACAAGGACAACAAGATTACGAGCGCAAATGTTAAAATCAGTTTGGTTGAGAACAGAAACCCTAAGATTAATATCACCTTGATACCGCCTATAAAGTTCAAAAAACCTGTTGACAATTGCAAAGTAGCGAAGTATGCAAAAAAGTACCCAAATAAATGCAAGCCCAAAAAGACGGATGAACCATTGGGTCCTAGCGCTTCTGAATCGTCAGAAACCAATGCGAATAAGTTTATAGCGGCGCAAAAGGCAAAGGGATGTGAACACCATCCTAAAAAGGTTCCAAAATGGATTTGTCCGGGTCAGCCCGGATATGGAAAACCATAAATCGGGATTAAATAGTGATTACAGATAAAACAATTATCATCACTGGTCATGACGATACCCCTCTTTTGAGTGCTCAAATAGCACAGAGTGTTACTTCAATTATTGTCAACTATACGGTTGATGGCGCTTCTCAGGTCACCGTTGAACTTGTTGACGAAAATCTTGAAATGTGGAATAACAACTATTTTCAGGTTGGCAATATTGTTGAGTTTTTTGATGGCACCTTGACCGAGAACTACATGATTGCTAGTCATGAAATATCCAACGGGGAGGGTGAATATTTTAAAATAAAAATTGAACTCCGCACAGAGGCAATTCAGAGGATGAAACTGGATAGACAGCCTGAAGCGTTCAAATCAACCACAGCCTATGAGTATGCGCAAAAAGTTGCAAAAAGGTTAGGTTTAGCGTTCATTGGTCAAGAACCAAAAGGTATTAAAACTACGACCATCAAGGTCAAGCAGGACAAAAATAGAGAATCTGTTTATGATGTTCTTGTTCGTTCAGCAAAAGACCTGCAATATCTTTGTTTCGTGATGTATGCGATACCAGAGGGTGGGAGGACGCCTGTCCCCACACTATTTTATGGTTCCCCAAATTGGTTGCTTGGGCGTTGGGGTGTGGAGAAAACTGAAGTCTTTACATTTACCACCACTGACGGAAAGACAGAGAAGCGTCCGCTTTATTTCATTCCTTTGAAATATCCAAATGACAATAAACTCAACTTTTTCCTTACCGATGTCCCCGAAATGAGACGGTCTATGGACAGTCCAAAGGAGTCTGAAGGCACCGCAAATATCTGGGTTGGAGACAGACATGAAGAGAACATAGGTAGTGCGTATAATATAAGGGCAGGCATGACTGTCGTTGTTTACGGAATCAAGGGTTTTGATAAATCAGCATATTTGATTACATCAGTTGAGTATCAGTACGGACAGCCAGAACCTATAAAAATCAGGTTTGCAACTTTGGAAAAAATCAACCCCGAAGATAAAAAGAAAATTGACGCAAAAGTCGCTGAAACAACAGTGATTGGTTAGGGAGGATATTATGACAGCAACTTTAGGAGGCGACGGGTTAGACGACATGCAACGTGCCGACTCGTCACAGATGACCAATGCCTCATTTTCATCAATTCATATTGGTGTAGTTACAGCGACTTCAGATGCTACGAAAACTGGTTTCGTTCGGATTCCTGCATTAAATCAATCTGCACAACTTGGTCCTTTTAAGTTTTTGGAACCTTTTTCTTTCCCTGTGACTACACCTGTCAAACAGACCCTTACCACCACCTCAGCGGTTGTGTCGGGGACTACGGTACTTACGGGTGCTTCGCTCTCCAACACGACCACAGACCTGTCTGGCGTGTACTCAGGGTCGTTGACGTTACCTGCCGTAGGAACACGGGTGCTTGTAGTTTTCCTTAACGACTCCCTTGACGAGGGTGTTATTGTGGGAAAAATATGAACACCATTCGCTTGCCTATTCGGTTTAGTTCCGTTTCTTCGCAAATGGAAACAATTGATGAAACCACCGACGAGTATTACGCAACATTGATTGGTTTCGCAATACAGATTGAGAATAATTCTTTACCTATTTCAACTTTCTATGGTGCTTCTGACCCAGTTTTTGACGACCGTCAAACGGGAAGAATCGTCCAAGAAGTTTCAAGATTTATCCCCGAAATAAAAGTCATAGAGGTCAACACCGTGAAAGACGATACTGGTAGAGTGAACTTAGCAATACGATTTCAAAGGTTGTCATAATCATGGCTTCACCAAACTTTTCCTCATACATTGATTTAACCATCAATGATAAATCAATTACCGAAGTCTATGACGCTTCTGTTCAGTATGCGCAAACATCTCTGCCCGAGTTTGACCCTCGTGTCGGCACAATTGAAAACGCACTACTAGAGGCTGTCGCTCATGCGACTGGAAGTTTGATAGCGACAATAAATACGCTTCCTGATGGTTTGATGGAAGGTCTGCTCAAATTGATGGGCTTTTCTCGTGTGGAAGCAACCCCGTCCGCAGCGACTGTATCGATTACTTTGTCAATTAATACAGGTGCAACGATTTCTGCTGGTACTGTTTTCTCTTACAATGTTTTTGATGCTGAAGGTGTTCTCACACAATACCTGTACGAAACAACTACCGACCTAACGATTGCTTCAGGTTCAACAACTGCCACAGCGGCTGTTGTCGCTTCTGACCCATCTGCATATCCAGACATTCCAATTGGAACGGAATTAACCGTAGTTTCTAGTACTCCGTTCATTCTGAGCGTAACAATAACCTCAGTTTCAACTGTCGGAACAGACACGGAAACAGACACAGAATACTTTGACCGTGCTACAACCTTTCTTGGTTCACTGAGTTCCTCTATTGCAACGGCATCTCAGTTAACGAACTATATTGCTGTGAATTACCCCACGGTTAGCCGTTTTAAAGTATTTGACTTGACACAAGCAAAAGAAAATGACATTGTCAATGCCGTCCTGACATCTAACGTGGTGACACTTACGACTCGTTATGCTCATGGTTTCTCTGTTGGGGACAGCGTGATAGTCGCAGGGATGGCTACAGCCACCTACAACGGAACATACACAATCACTGTTGTTCCAACAACCACAACATTTCGTTACGCAAAGACAAACGCAAACATAGCGACCGCCGCTACGACAGTTGGAAATGTAGTTCTTGCTAACGGAATGCTTTACGCAACGGCAAATGTTGGCGGTGCTGTAACGATTTCTATGTGCGACTCAGCAGGTGACGCCATTTCTGTTGCCCAAAAACTGATTATCAAAGAAAATATTGAGTCAAAAGTTGTTGCTGGTCTAAACATTTATTTGCATGACATGAATACATTCAATGTTGATGTAGCGGCAACTATCGTAGTTGAACCAAATTACTCAACTTCTGATGTTGGTACTGCCGTATCTGAAGCGATAGAGGCTTACCTTTCCATCGCTGGTTGGGATTTTGCGACATCAGTGAGCGCACTGTATTTGACAACAATCGCATCACGCATAACGGGTGTTAAATATGTTTCAGCGATGGACGCAACACTTAATGGTGCTACCGACTTCGCCTCTAACGACTCTTTGAATGTTACGGTTCTGCAAAAAGGCGCTATTCCTATTGGTTCCTGCACAACAACGGCTTCGGCTTAAATATGGGAGTCATTTCCAACTACATAGATGAGTCGGAACGACTATTCCTAGAGAGTACTGCTTTCGCTGCTTCGGTGGATAATTATTGGACTTCAAACGGAACACTAAGTGCTGACCCTGTAATTTTCCAAGATGCTGATTTTGGTTCCCTGAAACTAACTCCTTCAACCTCTGAGCACTACATAAAATATAATTATTGGGCGGTTCCAGCAACCGACATTCCGTCGCAGTATGCGGTAACGCCCAACCAAGACATCAACGATTTTGTTGAATCTTTCTTTTGGGTTAGGTCAACTGTCAACTGCACAATCTATTTGAAGACAGTGCTAACTAAGGTCACATACAACAGTGGTACACAAAAATACATGTTGTCCACAAACGCGCAAGACATAATCACAGGCAGTGAAGGTACATACAGTATAACTTTGGGCGCTTTAGACCAAAATAGGTTTCATCTACTAAGGGCTGTCCCTGTCCAACTTCCAACAACGGGAAACTATTCAGTTTCCGTGCAGTTTCGTGTAGTTTTTGACACTTTAGTAAATGCTTCCCTAAATATTTCTCGTCCAACATCGCATCCTTCGCTCAGGGTTTTTAGAAATGGATTTGCTTCCGAGGTACTAGGTGTACTGCCTGAAGTTTTTCTAGAGTCTGATACCGCTGATTTTTCAACCAATCAACCGACTTTTGTTTTAAGTAGATTTACTGAACTCGCCTGCTCCGTTGCCGACGATGTTTACGACAAGACTTTTCAATTCCTGTACCTTGATACTTCG